AGCGTGCAGATTGGCGATAGTGTTCACACGCCTGGTACAGCTTACTAAAACATAAGGCTACGTTATGGCTAGGATTACTCAACAAAGTTCAATTCATACAACAGGTGTCTCTTACGAGAACGAACCGACTGTTAAGTCGGATGGTGCATCTTCTGATGTTATGGAATGGGCTGCTTCTACTGGAAGTAGCGTTATAAAAATTACAGAAGGTGCTGACAATAAGTTAGATTTAACTGTTGATGGTAAGCCAGTTGTAGCAGGTGTTCAGAGTGACGGCGAGGGTCTGCATTTTGATGGTACAGGAAATATAGACGTTGCTTCACCGCCAGACCTGTCAACATTTGCTGCATATATCAACAATGGAGGCGGCTACTCTATTGGTGTCAACAGTATGACAGTTGATGCTTTAAAGGCGGAAATACCTTCAGGAACAATTTTAACTTTTAGCGGTGGAGGGGAATACCTTTTAACATCAACAGCAGCAGCCGGAGCGACAGCCATTGTTTCAACATTAGGCTTAACCGGCGCGGCAGTCGCTGATAATGAGGGTGCTGCGTATGGTGGGCAAAACAAGTTCAGCTTTGAGCTTGTAATTAAAGCCGACGAATTTGGAACATCAGACCCTTATCTAATTGATTTTAGCAACGGTGGAAGATTCGTTTTTGGTTCTACAAGCAGTCAAAGTTATAATCTAGGTATTTATGACAATGCCAGTTGGACTAATTTTGGAGTAAAAGTTTTAGACGACCTAAAAGTTCACCATCTAGTTATGACGGTAGATGGTACGGCGGCGACACTTTATGACAATGGAAACCGAGTAGGCACGGCAACAATCTCTGCGACACACGGGTTAAATAATTGCACCGACTTGGTAATATGTAATAACCCGTTCAAAGGCACACTATATCGAACTCGCTTCTACAACAAAGCACTCAGCAGCGCAGAGGTGCAGACAGCATACGAACGCGCTGACGTTGATTTTGCTGACCAGTATGCAAGTCAGACCGAGAAGATTGGCGATGCCGCAAACCGCACTTTCGCAAGCGGAGTTGGCAACTGGGGAGCGGTTGCAATTACAGCCGTAAACGATTCTGGTGCGCTGAAAATCCCACAGACGGCAGCGTTTGGTGGCGGAACAAACAATCTCGCAAGTTTCGCGCAAAGGTCATTCCTCGGGAAAGACTATTTCAACACCGGCGGCGCGACTGAAAACAACAAACGGTATAGATTGAGTTTTGACGCTAAAGCTGTAACCGGCGGCAGCAAACTGTATTTTAATTTTCAGAACAACGACGACACAACAAACACCGCGCTCAATGAGTCGGTAACGCTGACAACAAGTTTTGCCAATTATAGCGTCGTGCTTGAAGGCGGCTTTGGCAGCGCCCCCAAATTTCTGCTTGCTGGTCTGGATGCTGCTGAAAGTTTTTGGCTCGATAACGTCAGCATTGTTGCCGTTGGCTGCGTCTCCGACTACGAACTTTCCGCAAACCCAACGCAATCGCGGATGGTGCAAGACCGAAGCAACGCAGCGGATGGCACGGCAAGCGCAAGTGGCGTAAAGCAGGTGCAGCCGGTGGTTCAGTTGAATGCTACGGCAGCACGAATCGGCACAAGCGCGGCGACCGTTGCGGATGGTGATATTGACGCGAGTGGAGGTTTGCTAGTCGGCAAAAACCAGCAAAGCACCAGCGGAACACCGTTTTCGGGTGCGGCAATTAAAGCGCTGCCAGCTAACGCATCATCCGGCACGACGAACAACACCGGAGTTTCTAGTTTGGCTTTATCAACCAGCACCGTAGACAAATACGGGTATCTAATTAGCGCACACCGCACAGGAAGTGATGGCACGCCAACGCTGCGTTTTTCGTCTCACAACAACTCGGATACCGGGACAGAGGTTCTCACCATAAACAACAGCGGCGTGGTTGTCGTAGGTGATACGCCTAACGCAGCTTCTGGCGCGATTGCTGATTTGCACGTTAACAAAGCGGGCGGGGGAACACTTGTTTTGTCTCGCACAACCGGCGACAATAACGGGACGCTTGGCGCAGTTCGGTTTGGAAATACTGACACCGACAGCACTCTCGCGAAGATTATTGCAACAGAAGCGGGCACAAAGACTTCGTCCAAGTTAGAGTTTCAAACGCAAACGGCGGGCGCAGATGCAACGACTCGTTTGACAATAGACGATACCGGCTTATGCACGTTCAGCGGTGGCATCAACCTCGGTGACACAACTTTATCAAATTACAAAGAGGGGACATTCACCCCGACTCTCAGCAAAGACGATTTTTCGACAACGCTTTCATCACCAAACTCAGCTATTGGCCGTTATGTGCGCGTTGGGAAAATGTGTTATGTAATTCTGTACTATTACCATACCACTTCTCCAACAACCACCGGAGTTAGTGCGTGGAAAATCGGTGCTTTGCCTTTTAGTTTTGTCCAAGACTCACCATATCAGTTTTTAAATGCTGGTTACGTCATATTTAACGGCAACTCGTTTAATACAAGTCCATACCGCTGGCAGGTTAATGACGCATCGGCAGTAACATTATACGGCACACAATCGGCAACAAACTGGACGAGCGGTGCACTTGAGTTTTCTGCGTGCGGCGTTTTAGAAATTGCATAATTTAGACATCAAATGGCATTAAAAAAATCAGAAACATTAAGGCACGACATCGAGGCGAACGGCATCGTTTTCGTGGAAACAGTCACAACCGTCACCGATGACGGTGCAGTTGTTGGAAGCAACAATCACCGCAAGCCAATCACTCCCGGCGATGACTATTCAGCCGAGGCAGACGTTACCAAAGCGATTTGTGCGGCGGTGCAAACGGATGCTGTTGTGGCGGCGTATGCTGAAGCGAATGCACCGGCAGAAGAATCAACAGAGGAATAAAATGATTGAAATAAACACAGTACCCACAACGGAACTAAACGCCAGCAAGGTTGCGGTAAAACTCAACTCCGCGCAGGAGTTTGGAATGCAGTTTAGCGTAGTCGCATTTGGGAAGGTGACGGTAGACGGCGAAGAAGTGTGGGGCGAAAACCCGATCTACTCTGGTCTGCTAAATGTGACCGGCGATGCGTGGAACAACTGGGGTTCAGACGTAGACGATGCGACCTATGTTGGCGACCTAGCACTTGCACAGCTTGGCTTGGAACGTGCGCCAGTAGAAGAAGCACCTGCTGAAAGCGGTGAATGACAAACGTCCTAGATCATGCCGCACTTGAGCGCGTAGCAGAACAAGCGATCGGTCATTATGGCTGGTTGCTTATTGCTGCGTTCTGTGCGCTGCTGTTCAAAGACATCTTGTTTAACTTCGCCCAAGGCTTGCTAATCTACTGGGGCAGCGACTTTGAAAACGATGAGATACTTTACATTAGCGGACGACAAGCACGGGTTATACGACTTGGCTTAACGTCTACTACATTCTTTATGACAGACAGGCAGACCAAAATGATCGTGCCGAATGAGCAGTTAAAGGCTCTTGTTGTAGAGAAAAGGCTACCTGTTAATGGCGGCGAATCTTACTTGCCGAAAGGTGACGAAGGCGGTGTAATGAAAGTGGAGCTGGTAAAAGATGGACAGGACTGATAAAATAACATTAGGAATTTTTATAGGAGCATTGGTACTTATCGTCGTGTTGGCGAGTGGCTGTAAGTCGCTGCCGGGTTCCTTGGAAGTAGACACACCTTTCTTTGACATAGAATACCAAGGCGAAAAGAGTGAATGAATTTGGATGATCTTAAAGTTGCAATCGCTAGTGCTACAGGTTTGGGTAACTGGATGGTTGAGATAGACCTTGTTCTCAAGGTGGCTATATCTGTTGCAAGTTTAGTTTACATAAGTTTGAAGATACGACAGCTTTTGAAGAATGGCAACAAGTAAAAAAGATTCGAGATTAACAAGAGTCGGAGTGAGCGGGTATAATAAACCTAAGCGTACTCCAAGTCATCCTACAAAATCTCATGTTGTAGTCGCCAAATCTGGTGGCCAAACTAAAACTATTCGGTTTGGTCAGCAAGGAGTTAAAACAAATCAAACGGCTGGACAGCGTGAAGCGTTTAAATCCCGTCACTCGAAAAACATAGCTCGCGGCCCTATGTCCGCCGCCTATTGGGCGAACAAGGTTAAATGGAGTCCCAGCAAAACAAAATCTAGTTCTAGTAAGTGGAAGAAAGGTTGATTTATGCCAGCAAAGAAAAAAGGACTATACGCTAACATCCACGCTAAACGAAATCGCATCAAGGCTGGTAGCGGTGAAAAAATGAGAAAACCGGGTACTAAAGGTGCGCCAACTGCTAAAGCATTTAAGCGGTCAGCAAAGACCGCTAAAAACAGAAAGTAATAATATGCCTCACGGAAAGGGAACATACGGAAGTAAAGTGGGTAGACCACCGAAAATGGGTAGAGCTGCTAACGCAACAGCTAAAAGAACTGCCAAAAAAGCTGCTAAAACAGCTATGGCAAAACGCAGACGCTAATATGTTAAGTGGTAAAAAGACGTACATGACGGCAGCCGGTGGTATTCTAGCGGCTGTAGGTGCGTACTTCTCTGGAGACATGGAAATGGGTACGATGATAAACATTGTTGTTACATCGTTGCTTGCTGTGTTTCTACGGAAGGGCGTAAAGAGCGACACAAGTGGGTCTAATTAAGGCCATACTTGCGTTGTTCAAAGCCTTTCCTGCTTTGGAGAGGCTTTTCGTGCAAGTATCAAATGCAGTCAGAGAAGCAAATGCATCGCAAAGGTATGAGGATAAACTTGCTCATATTGATAATGCTATGCGTATCCACGGGTTGCCAGACGACTCCAAAGTACGAGAACGTCAAGGAACTGACAGCACACCCGCAGTTTCCGAAAGCGGCGATGGAAGCACCGGACTTCACACGACAAGCAATGAGAACGATAGCACGACTTGAGTACGAGTTAGAAAGAGGTAACTAATGGCAACTACGGCAGTAACTCCCAGAACAAAACCTACAGTAAGTGCAGTCACAGCACGTACTAAAAGTTCTGTTAGCGCGGTTACTGCTCGTAGTAAGCCTACAAAAAGTTCAGTTACAGCAAGATGAGTGTAGAATATATACTAAGTAGGGTTGGGAAGAAGTTGGGGATAAATCCTAATGATAATCACCAGCGTTCTATAATGCTGGACTACCTTAACGAAGCAGCCCAAGAACTCTACGAGGAGTCTGATATGGTAGGGAGTCTTACCGAAGACTCGTTCTATGTTCAAGGTGACAAAACAATAGCTCTGCCAAGTAACGTAAGTTCAATACGAGCTATGCGGGAAAAAGAGAGTCAGTATCCTTGGGTTCTCACAAACCTCACAGAACGCTACTCTCGGAATAATGTAGAGCAGGATGACAGAACTTGGCGAGTTCGTGGCTACGAACCTTTCAAGGTGACTCCGACAAACTATGCCGGTATTAAAGCTACTGTTGCATCAGCAATGTCAGACGTAACTTTAACTATTGTAGGCAAAAAGTCTGACGCTTCTCGGTACGTTGAAACCGTTACTTTGTCAGGAACCAGTAATTCGTTTTCAACTACATTTACTTCGATAGAGTCTGTTATAAAGTCTGATGTTTGTACGTATGATATTAGTATAAAACAGGCTGATGACACCGTGCTTGCGGTTATCCCAAATAACGAGAAGGAATCTCGCTATCTTATTTGTGATGTTAGCGAGTACCCTTGGGAATCTACAGCAACACAGGATGACGAGCATACGCTTGAGGTTCTGTATAAAAGAAAACTTCCTTACCTCAGCAAAGATAGCGATGAATTTCCTGCTGACGGTTATGACAACATCTTAGTGAATAAGGTTATGCAGTTATTTCTGGAGGAACAGGGTAAAATGGAGGAAGCTCGGATATATGACCAAAAAGCTTCGCGTAGTCTTGGCCGACGTAACGCAGATCTTGAACGTGGTCAACTACAAAAAGTCAAGTTCGACAAGCATCCTCACGACAAACTTTCTGTATCTCTACTTAACAAGTATACAAAATCATCTAGAGCAGTTGGGATTTACTAATGGCAGACTTTATACAGTCTTCTTTTGCTGGAGGCATGAACCTTAGTGTTGATGACACAAGAGTTCCCGAGGATGCTTATAGACTAGCTTTTAACATTAGGAATCGGCACGACTCTTTGGAGGTTGTCAAAAAATCTACGGCTTATGATACAGACCAGCTTTTTCCTATCATACCAAATCCTGGCGGATACACTTCTACAGACCCTAAAGTACAAGGTATAATTTTTGTAGACCCTTACTTCTTTGTTTTTGTTGACGGTATTTGCTTAAAAAAGTCTAAAGACTCTGATGCTTTTTCCGAAGTCTGGAGTACAACAAGTACACACACAAAGGTTGCAACATACTCTAACGGTGTAACAACAACTACAGGTACAATCAGACTTTCAACAACTGCTGAG